TGAATTATTACCACTTTCAGAAGCCCCAGATACCACTATTTTATCACCATTTTCAAATCCAGATGATACCATACGACTTTTAGAATCAAGTATTCTATCAAGTGTATCATTAAAAATAATAGTAGTATCTCTAAGTGTGGCTGTTGAATAATAAAGAGCACCTGTTTTTCCTGCTACTTCGGACATTGTATCACCTCCTTCCTATAAGATTAATTACATATTACGATAATGTAAGTAAACCATTACCTTGGAAACTTCCTGTACACGTAACAACTCCGCCAACAGGTTCACTTACTGAAATACCTGTAAGTATTGCAGTTCCTGTATAGGAACTTGTGCCATCAACCGTTAAGGTCATTGTTGCTGAACTACCAGGGGTAGCTGTGTTTGCACTATCCCAGTTCATTTCAATAGTTGCTGTCCAGTCTTTCAGTGTCGGAAGATACGTTTTGTATCCTGCCGTACCATCTGCAAAATCAGTAATTTCTTCCACATCAGACTTCCAATCAATAGAAAATGATTTAACTGAAGTTGCAAAGTTTGTGAAAGATACACTCCCACTTTTTCCGGGTACTTCTGCCATTGGTAAAACCTCCTTTAAGGTGTTTTATTAAATTTAGCATACCACCCAATATCTATGGCGGCGTTTGCTATATGTTGACAAGGTACTGAAGTATCAACATAGACTTTAAATCCTGCTTCTTTTGCCTTATCACAAAAATAGTAATCATCAGTCATTATTAACATACCATCTTTTGTTCTTGTATGAAACCAAGGATACTTTACATTTTCAAATACCTCTCTTTTTATAAGTATACAACCAGTTCCAACACGATTAACTTCAATTAAGTCTTTACTTTTTAATTCCTCCATTGTTAAAGGAAGATTTTCTTTTCCATTAAACCTAACAGCACAAGGCGGAAACTGTGGGTATCTTTGAAAATAAAGTGCTCCTACAATATCCACATTTCTATTAATCATATTTACAAGTGTATCTTTATGAACGACCATATCAGTGTCAATCATTAATAAGTGTGAGCATTCAGATTCAAGGAGTGCTTTAACTATACCATTTCGCAATATTGCAATATCATGTCCAGACCTTGCTCTAAATAATTCAATACTATAAGGTCCTTTGTTCATTTGTAATACAGATGCCATAAAGTCCTCATACACCATTGGAAAACTACACGGTAAACCGATTGCTACTTTCATGCCTCAACCTCCACTTCAAAGCGTGAATTGTAATTCCAGACACCTTCTATTTTGTCTGGTCCTAACGCCCCCACTAATTTCATATATATAAACGTGTAGCTTGTTACTGTTAATGTTACTGTTTTATAATCAAAAAGATTTAATAAAGCATCTCTACAAGTTTCAATTTCAGCGGCACCAGGAGTTTCACTAAAGCAATCTATTTGAACAGTAACATTCTTTCTCTTCTTTGCACCAAAATCCCAATTATGAAGTTCATCTAAATTTCGATATACAGAAAAAGGGAATACTGCTGATTGAGGAGCTTCTACATAATAAAACCTTCCACCAATCGCCGTGTAAAAAGCATTATGATTGCCACCAGTCAATTCATTAACTTTTGTTACTATTCCATCATTTATGGCTTTCATGTGATACTCTTTCTTAAATCAATTTAAATACTTTGAACATACATTGTATCAAATTTCAAAAGATAATCGTTTTTTACCCAGTAAGAACGTTTCTATTTTGACAATAAATTTATTATTTGTTGTCTCTTTCGTCTGTAAGCAGGGTATAACCAAGGTCTTGGTAATTGATGAACGTTTCTTCCAAGTTTATCCTTCCCTATAAAACCCCACTCTAAACGTCTTGCATATTTCAAAACAGTTTGTTTTTGGGCACTTCCTTTTAATATTCCCACTCGAAGCACTATATTTTTATTGAAAAGGGAAACATTATAAGTAATAGATTGTCTAAGTTTGCCTGTACCCACCGCTGGTGGTTCGCCAGGTTTAGAAACGACATGATATTTACTTGCCTGTTTCCCTTTCCCCCTTCTTACTTTTACTATTTTTCTTCCTGCGGCATTTCCAACTTTAAATGATGTGAAAGATTGTTTTATATCATTCACAAGAATAAGAGCGGCAAGATTAAGACGTTTAGTTACTTCAGTCTCTATTCGTTTAACTTGTCTCGCCGTATACCATATATTCTTTTGCATTAAAGTGTTCTTCCTTTTATAACCATCAAATGAAATTCAAGATGTCTATTGGCATTGCCTGGATTAGCAATAAAAAGTATATCATAATATTCTGTTTTTAATCTAAATCTATCTTCTGTTGTTATTGTTACTCCTATTGGGTAATCAACAAGAAAGATATGTGTCGATATTTCTGTGTTCTTATCGTATATATCAGTAAGACCATTACGGACATTCGGTGATGATGTAAGAACACCTTTTACTGTTCTTAAATCTCTCCAAGATTCTGTTACAGCATTTTGGCTATCAGTAGATTCAGTTCTTCTTTGAAGAACCATTTTTGTTTTAGTCCCTCTCAAACTAATCTCCTCTTATATCTATTAATAATAGCTCGTACTTCAGAAGGCATTACCTTTTCCATCTTTGCTGAGGAATCCCCTAAACTAAAGTCTTCAGCGCCAAATGTTTCTTCATTTAAACGTTGATACAGACTCTTTGTAAGTATTTTAACAGCAAGTTTTAAATCATCAGGCATTGTAGTTGAGCTATAACCTGCTGTATAATCGACAAACACATTTTGAGAACCTTGCGGAATATTTCTATTGAATATTATAGTTCCTTCATCAGGCAAAACATCAAAATCATATTCAGCGTCTTCATAAGGAATTTTTAAATCAACTTCATTAGAGTCTATACAACTAAGACCGTACTTCTCAATTAATTCAGTAGAAGCAAACGAAGCATAAGCGGAATCTGCTACTGAAGCGGACCAACCAGAACCAAGAGCATTAACAGCAGCTACAAGAAGAGTCATGGTTGTATATGTTTCAAAAGCTAATGTTGAATCACTTCCATCTTTTGATAATGTTAAAACAGTAGAAGACACCGATACAGATGCTTTAGTATATATTGAAGTATTTTTTATTCTGATTGCTGTGCTCACTCCAATAGTTATTCTTGCTATAGCAGTAATAGGATAATTATCTAAACTAAGGTATCTTCCACCTGTACTGTTATACTTTTCTCTTGTATATGAAGTACTATCAAAAGTTCTTCTACAATAACTCGTAACAAAGTCCTCAACCGAATCATGTATGACATCCACAATTTCTGTTGGACTTCCAGCAGCTATATCAGAGGTAAGTGTTAATGCTGCTGCCTTATTCCCAGTAAATCCTATTGTCAATCCCATATCTGAACCAGAATGAGTATAAACAAAGGTTTTTTCAGTAGGCGCCGTTATTGTAAATTTTCTTGTTGTTGAAGAATAACTAACTGTTGACGTTATAGTAAAAGCTGTATCAATAGCAGTTTCTAAGGCTGCCGCCAATTCTGCACCAGTATATGTACCATCTGCTACAGAAACGTTTGTAGCAGAACCACCAGTATATGTTAAAACGATTGTATCATTACCAGCGGTTATGGTAAAATAGTTTTCCTCATTATCATCTGTGATACCAAGGAATATATAAATATCAGCAGCAGCTACTATTGACATTAGTATCTTCTCCTGTTTAAGTAAAGAGTAAGACTTGCATTTTTACCATTTGGATTATAAGACTTCATATAAAAATACATACTTGGATAAGCTGTATTTGCTGTTAAAGTCTTATGAAAGAAACCAGGACTTGTTATATTTAATGAATCACCAGATAAAGTTGCCCCATACAAAGTCCCTTTTTGAGTCATTTCTCTATAACCATATCGGGTATATAAAGTAACATTTACTGAATCCCCTGCTTGCGAAGCAACAACTGAAATTGAATTGTTCTCCCATGGTATAAAGATGCAAGTAGAATCTTCCCCAGAAGAATCTGTAAATGTAAATGTTGTAGTAACTTCATCTGGTCTCCATGAAGTTGCTGTTGCCACAAGGTCCGTAAGAAAAAGTTCCTTCGTATCTGGCGTTGCTTCTATTTCAGGATAATACATTGTAACAGTATCTATATTAGATATAGCTGTATAAAGAGTATCATCCCGAACTCGAACAAAAAAGGCATAAGCTTTACCAGGAGTAAATCCTGTTAGAACTTTATTTTTTGTAGTAGATGTTATACTTGAAGCAAAAAGGGTGTCTGTTGCACCAAGTAAAAAATAGCATACATCGGTTGAATCAATAGAAACATCAGCAGTTGGTAATGTTGTAATTTTAATAAGAACCTTTGTGTTTGTTCTCGCCTCAGCACTAATAACTGGTTCAGTTACAATAGCAGCAAAAGCATTACCAGCAAGAACAAGCAATACTGAAGCAACGAGTAAAATCTTTTTCATTATGCAAGCTCCTTTTGTAATTCAGGAAGGGTGGCGGAAGCGGACGGGGAAACCGCCACCTCTTCCCTTGGCGGCACCTGACGGGTGGGTACCAGTTGTTCATACAAGTTTGACATTTTATAACCATAATTTTTTAAACTTAATAATTCTGCATTTGATTTTACAGCATTAATAACTGCTTTTCTATTATACTGTATATCATAAAGGGCTTCATCAAGTGTTTCCGCTACTTTAAATGGATTATCTATTCTTGTGGTATATGTAGCAAGAGGACAACCTTCATCAGCAAGAACTGGCGTACCACAACTTAATGCTTCACCAACAGAACGAGTTATTATTTTTTGAGGTGATAAAACAATATCGGCAGCCCTATAAACTTCTTCCATACTGTTTCGTCTTCCCCATACAACACCAAGAACATCAAGATTTCTTAATTCATTTATTAAATGTTCCCATATTCCTACTGGTAAATCCATACCAAATAAATGTACTTTTATATCTGGTCCTGATTCCCTTGCATATAAAATAACTCCATGCAGTAATTCATATATATCAATATCCTCTCTCATGCTTTCAGATATTAATATATTGAATCTTCCAAGTTTACCACCAAAATCGTACATACTGCCATTTTGACAAAATCTATTTTCATCAATAGGAGGATAATTGAAAGTATATAATTTCTCTTTTGGAATTAATACTTTCCAAAATTCTACATGAGAATCCCAAAAGGTTATCATAGCCTTTATTCGAGGCCACTTTGCAAGTTCTGATATTAATGAGTAGGAATTAGCAAGACTAATCCCAAGTTGTTC